ATATATTCGTTATCGAGCTTTTTACGCGGAAATTAAAAAAGCATTGGGGTTGACGAAGTAAGTGTTAATAAAGGATTAGAAATATTATGTCAAAGAAATACGCGACAACGATAAGTGAACTTGCGGTTGCACTATCTTTATCAAGGGAAACATTGTATAAATATATTAAGATGGATGACTGGCCATCTAAGACTAAAGGGGGGAAGTTCAACGTAATTAAGGTAGGAGAATATATAAAGAAGAAGCAGACTGCAAGCATGAAGCAACAGCAGGGGGCTAATGTAGACTTAAAAAGAAAGAAACTTGAGCTGGAGAACGCGATATTGCAGGAAAAACTTGATAGATTACGTGGTGTTTCTATAAGTGTATTAGAATATCACGAAGAATTGATGTCTTACACTACAATAGTTAATCAAGTGTTCGATCAATTTTATACCGAGACAAAGTTATTAAATAATAAGAAACTATTAGTACAAGTTGAACGCCTAAGGGATGTAGCAAGAAGTGATATTAGAAACAAGTTGTCGCTTTTAGAAGAAAAAGTAGAGAAGATTAAATAATATGCGTAAAGATACAGTACAATTTTTATCCGCTCAGCATAAAGAAATAGAAAAACTATTGCCTTATGCTTGGAATGCTAAGTATTTAGATTATTCACGTATACCAACTTACGATACACAAAAGAAAACCAAGTATGATCCAAGCTATATGCCCTTTTGGGAAGAACCTTGCAATTGTTTAGTCGATCCAGAGGTAGATGAAGTGGTTGTTTTAAAGAATGCAAGGGCAGGTGCATCAGAAAACGTGCTTCTAAACGGCATCAGATATATAGTTGGTGCAAATCCTCAGCCACTTTTATATATCGGTGGCAAGATGGAAAGTTCTATGAAGTTCTATGATCAAAGAATAAAACTATCTTTAAAGGCATGTGATCCAACCGTTCAAAAGCTCCGTAATGCAAGGCAGACTAAGACAATCACTCAGTTTGACGAGATGACTATGATATGTGGTTGGGCAAAAGCGAAGATGATTTACAAGCAGGATAGTTACTCGGTTATTTACTGCGATGAATTTAGTACCTTCGAAGACTTTAGTGCTGATTTATTAAGAAGAAGGCAAGCTAATTATAATTTTAGTAAATTGTTTTTAATAAGTGCACCGGATATAACATCAAGAAAGTCATCTAATAACGATCCGGTTTTTATTGAAATTGAAGATACCGATAGACGTATGTGGAAGATGAAAGATCCTAAGAAAAAGAAGGATTTCGTTTTTGAACTTGGAACACGTGAAACAATAGCTGGATTAAAGTGGGACAAGAAGGCATATAATAAAAAGACTGGTTGGGATTATAATAAAGTAAGGAAGTCTGCACACTACGTAACTCCTTCGGGTACTAAAATTTACGAAAAGAATAGGAATAAAATTATTGCTTCAGGTAAATGGGTGCCTACGTGTAAACCAAAAGTGTCCGGCAAACGAGGATATATTATTAATGCCTTTTATATGCCGTGGTTTACTTTAGGCGACATAGCTGTTGCTTGGGCCAAGGCTAATTCGTCCGGAGCACTTGCTATTAAATCCTTCTTTGCTGAATATATGGCTATGCCTTGGTATGATAAAAAAGATTCGGTAAGGACAGATATTATTTATGAACGCCAAGCCGACTATAAGCAAGGAGTTAAGTTTAGCAAATCACCTGAATATAAGGATTTCTATGCTGATAAAAATATGCTTACCTTTGTTACTGTCGATGTTCAAGTGGATCATTTACACGTACTGGCAAGGGAATGGTGTCAGGAAACGGGGGACTCAGGATTAATAGATCATAGGATAGTGTCGGCATGGGAAGGGGTTGAAGCATTTGCAGAAGAAGTAGAGGCACGTATTGTTGGTATAGATAATAATTATGCCCAGAGGCAAGGGGAAGTTATGCAATATTGCTTGAAGACAGGCAATATAGAAATTAGAGGTAGGGGTAACTTGAGTCGGCCTTGGCAAAAACAATATATTGATCCGTTTTCAGGTACGCGTGGTGCAGGTAAAAATAACGTTTGCCGATATTATTATAATCCCGATCAATTTCGTTCAATATTATTAACACTATTTGACGCATCATCTAAAAAGAAGTGGTTAGTTTATAAAGATATAGATGATAAATATGTCAATGAAGTTAATTCAAATGAAAAGATTGATGGTATATGGAAATTAAAACGTGGGCATTGGGAAGAACATAGATGGGACTTAGAAGTATATCAATTGTTGTTGGCTTCAATATATGGCGCTTTCTACGATTCGTGGTTTGTAAATGGGTTCGTGGACTTGAAAAAATAATATTAAAAAAACGAATAAATTAATAAATAGGACATAATTAAAGGTGCAAGATTGTAATAAAATAATTAATTAATTTATTAAGAGATAAATATATGTCAAGTACCTCGGCTATCTCAGCACTTACGGCAGCCTACCAAACAGAAATCGCAAAGATAAGCGATACACTAACCAACGCAGAAGCTACATATCTTTTGTCCCAGCTAACATCCGCGTGGGCTGGGCAAGCTAAACTAAATGCCAAAGAAATATCGCAGTATTCAATATCTGGCAGAAGCTTTTCTTATAAAACATCTGATGAAATGAACACTATGATTAATAATCTTCAGTTTGAATTGAAGAAATTGATTTATGGCGATTATCATTTACTTGATGCAAGTATAGGTGAAGCATTAAATATAGGGGCAGCACGTAGTGACTAATTTTATTGATAAAGCAATTGGTTTAGTGTCGCCTATTAGTGGCATAAGGCGTATTGAACAAAGGACTTTTTATAATGAAGTGTCAAGTGATCCTAAAAAATTCGCTTCGGCAGGAGGCAATGTCGTTTATGATGCTGCAAGTTCTTCTGTTTATAGGATGCAAAATGCCTTCGTCAACTCTTACCCTGTAGACGAAGATCATGGGGTATCGTCTTATGCACGCGAAAGTATACGACTTGAGTGCAGACATATTTATCGCAATGCGCCGATTGCTTCGGCGGCTATTAATAGATTCGCTGACTATTCTGTTGGCTCAGGTATCATGCCACAAGCCGTTACACCAAGTGAAGAATGGAATAGCTTAGTTGAAAAATGGTGGACTAATATTTATTCACCTTTTTGTGACGCTAGAAATCGTAACGGTATTGACTTAATATTTCATCAGAAGTTGGCAGTTATACATAGGCTTATTGATGGCGATACACTTTATCATCTTTTAAAAAACGGACAGTTTCAGCCAATCGAAGCCGAAAGAATTGCAACACCATCGTTACTTTCAGACAATAAACAAATTATTGACGGTGTAAAATTGTCAAAAGCAGGCATACCACTAGGATATTATATATGTAACCGTAAAGATGGCTATGTAGATAAAGAAGATTATAAATATGTCCGTCGGGAAAACACTATTTATTTCGGATTACCACTAAGAATAGATCAAGTACGATCTATTCCTAGGCTTGCACCAATTGTTAATAGTATTAAAGATTATTATAGAACCCAGATGAATGTGCAAGCTAAGATTAAACTTGATGCCACTCAGTTATTTAAGCCTTCAAGTGGCAACGGTGCATTACCAGCTAGACAAGCATATGGGCGTACAACTGACGGTAAAGATCCTGTTAAGGTAAGTCAGGCAGGCGAATGGGGTAAGGTGTTACACGAAGATTTGGAAGCCTTCGAAAGTAAAACCCCCAATAGTCAATATGTTGCCTATATGAAATATATTGTAAATGAAATATCAGCGGCGATTGGGGTTCCTCCTTCAATTCTTATGATGGACTTCTCTTTATCATCTTATTCAAGTCAACGTGCTGCACTTGTTGCCTCAAGGAAAGCGTTCCAAACAGAAAATAATATTGTATCGGATTTATTTTTAAGACGTTTATGGAACTGGCGGGTAGCAATGGCAATGAAAAACGGAGAAATACCGCCTGCTCCTGTCATTAAGGGCAAGTCAACATGGTGGATGGTTAAATGGTCCAACGTTTCTATACCACTTATTGATCCAACTAAAGAAGCGTCGGCAAACCAAACCAATTGGAACCTAGGTATTAATTCACTTAAAAGTATTACAGCGGATCAAGGCATGGACAGGGACGAAGTATTAACCGCTAAGCAATCAGATATTGAACAAGCAATTATAAGGGCAAATGCAATTAATAAAAAATATCCTGAAGCACGTGTAACTTGGCATGATATTGTTAATAGCCAAAAAGCAGGAGCTCCGGCACCAGTTCAGATGGAAGATGTTGAAGAAGTAGTAGAAGAAAAGGCTCAAGAAACTATACCTAAAGGGGATGAATAATGAAATTTTTTCACGTAGCTACAAGACTTTATCAGAAGCCTTGGGTAATAACAGCAGGCATGCATAAAAGAATTTGTTCTATTATTGAAGGACACTTTAATGGCTCGGCACATAAGTCAGAAGATTTATTTGGCGGCGAAGAAGAAGATAAGTCTATCCTTACTAAAAAAGATGGTATTGCTGTCATAAAGATTAATGGGGTATTGGCTAAAGGTGTGTCTGGTATCATGAAATCATCGGGTATGGTTGATACTAATGAAGTATATGACGTTTTAAAAGAGGTACAGGGCAACGGGGAATACCAAGGAGTACTACTTGATGTAGATAGTCCTGGTGGAGAAGTAACTGGTATACCTGAAGTAGCCGCCCTAATCCAAGAAATCAAAGTAGACAAGCCAGTAGTAGCTCAGACTTCAAATCTTATGTGTTCAGGGGCTTATTGGATTGCCTCAGCTGCTTCGGCTATAATCGCAAGTCCTTCTGCAGCAGTTGGTTCAATTGGTGTCTATATGACTTTACTTGATAGCTCAGCACGATTTGAAAAAGAAGGATTAAAGCAAGAATTAATTAAGGCAGGAACACTAAAAGGTGCAGGAATAGAAGGAACTACTTTAAGCGAAGAGCAAAGAAAGTCTTTCCAAGACGAAGTAAACTTCCTGCATGCATGGTTTAGGGCTGACGTAAGAGCCGGTAGAGGAGACGTTGAAGATAGTGTAATGGAAGGCCAAAGCATGTTCGCAGTTAGAGCAGTGGAAGCAAATTTAGTTGATGGCATCGGAGAATTAGGGGATGCACTTGAAGAAGTAAAGGATTTAGTTAACGCAAAAATTAATGAAGTAGAAGAAGATAAAGAAGAAGGCGACGAAGAAGATAACTTAGAAGAAAACGAATAAATTAAATAAAAGTACATAATAAAATTAGGAGACAATTATGAGTATGAAAACAGATATTGATAAACTTACAGCAGACAAAGCTCTTGCTGAAAAAGATAGTATGGCTAAGACGCTTGAGATTCAGACGCTTGAAATTCAGATTAAAGATGACAAAGAGTCTGCAAACAAAGTTATTTATGGGCTTAAAACGCAAGTTGATGAAGACGCAGAAAGAATTGCAAAGGTTTGTGATATTAAAGACAAAGCTATTGAAGAAAAGAATTTAGCAGTAGAAGAGCTTGATTCGGCTAAGCTTGCTTTGAAACAACCTGCCTATGCCGACGCAGCACTTGTTGGTGATACAGAGACACTTGATATGGTTGGCGACGGAAATCTTGAGTCTGCACCTGATGAAGATTCGGCTAAGCTCGTCCACTTCAAAAAGATGCATAGTATCATGGATCCAGATGAAAAAGAAGCGTATAGAAGTAAGTATTCTAAAGAAATCGAAGCTGAAACAGCAATCGTTGTTAAAAACGCGTAAGCAAGGGGATTTACTATGGCTACTATAAGTCAAGCGGTAAAACAGTCGCAGTATAAGACGGGGCTCTTAGAACTAAGAACCTCTGTCAATGAGGCTATTACCCAACTTAACACTGAGCATAGTGCAGGTTTAACACTTATCCCTAAGCAAGGTGCATATAAAACGGGATTGCCAGAATTTAGAACATATATAAATCTGGCAATCACTTACTGCAACGATAATCTTTCGGCAAGTTTAACACTTGTGACAGATCAGAATGCCTGTAAAACTAAGTTGCCTGCTTTCAGAGCTAAGGCTAATTTACTGATTGCGTTTGTAAATGGTTCGTTTAGTTCAAGTTCCTCAAGCGTAGATAGTTCTTCAAGTTCGTCTGTAGATAGTTCTTCAAGTTCGTCTAGCTCAAGTTCTCAAAGTAGCTCAAGTTCTTCGTCTTCAAGTTCTTCTGTAGACAGTTCAAGTAGCTCTTCGAGTTCTTCTGTAGACAGTTCAAGTAGCTCTTCGAGTTCTTCTTTAGAACATAGTTCATCTTCAAGTTCATTATAGGATTAAATTATGAGTATAAATATCAGTAAGAAAAAAGTTAGTCTTATAAGTAATAGTTCTGCTGCAGTTACGGCAGACTTTCCTGTATTTACTGGCTATATTGATGAGATAATTATTGCACCACATAGTGCAAACGTATCAAGTAACGTTTCAGTTGTTGCGATTAAGGCTTCAGATATGCCTTCTACTGTTGACGACGTTACACTATTAACTGCATATGGAGTATCAAGTACGACAGTTAAGCGTCCTAGATATACGGTACACAATTCAGCAGGTACAGTTATAACAGATGATTTCCAGATGTATCCAGTAAGTGGCGAAACTATTAGGGCTTCGCTTCTAACGTCGAATAACTCTGGGGAAACGTTCAGCGTGCAATTAAAGTACTCGAATAGAAAATAAGAAAATAAAGGAGATAGAAAAATATGAGTAATTCACTAAGTTCTGCATACGTAGATAACATGAGTAAGATATTGATGCCAACTTTAGGCCAAGCACTTTTGCCTTTGGCGGCTTTTACCTTCGACGTTTCGTCCGAAGTAAAAGAGCAAGGAGATACCGTTAAGGTTGCCTTGATGCCAGATGCCAATACTGTAGTCGATTTAAATGATGCTACGGCAGGCGACAGGGAAAGTAAGGCAACCGATATCACTTTAACAAGTATTGACGTTAAGCTTGACAAGCATCCTATTACGGCTTGGAGCACGACTGATGAAGAAATTCGTCTGATTGCGTCTGGTGCAATGAACGGAATTCATGCTGACTTGATCAGACTTGAAGCAAATAACATCGGTAATAATATCTGTGATCAGGTTACTTCGTTGATTATCAATTCTAACTTCAATTCTCCAGCTCATAATGTAGCTACGGTTGCAAACTTTGATGCTGATGAAGTTGTTGATATTGAAACAACGTTGTCTGATGCTAACTGGTTCACTGATGGACAAAATCCTACGATGGTTCTTAACTCAGCTTACTACGGTAATCTGAAAAAGGACAGAGCTATTCAGGATATTTCTGCTAGCGGTATTCCTGTTATCAGAACGGGTATTGTTGACTCGGTTGACAGGTTCCCACTTATCAAGTATCCTAACTTGGGTGCTCAGAGTGAGTCACTTGCTGGATTCGTAGCAAAGAAATCTGCTATAGGAATTGCAATGCGTCCTTCTGTCCCTCAGGGTAAAAGCAGAATGGAAGCGTTCACGCTGATTAAGGAACCTCAGAGTGGAGCGGTTCTTTCGGTACGCCAATGGTACGATCCTAACTATGGTAAGTTCTACACTTCTGTAGAAACTATCTTCGGATATGCTGTTGCAAGAAGTACTTCACTTATGCGTCTAACGACTGCGTAAACAACTTAAGCTTTAAGGTGGCTGGGATATTCCTCGCCACCTTAAACTAAACAGGGACTAAACAAAGGATTAAACATGCGAACAACGGTAACAGTTTTAAAAGATGACAAGGGGCATTGGCACTATCCTTTTAGCCCTAACGTAGATTTAGCGGTTCAGAAAAACTTCTTAAAAGAATTAAACAATAGTGAAGGCGAATGGAACGGCCTTCAAGTTGTTTACGCTGAAATAATTACTGATCAAATTGGACGTGAAAAACGCAGAAGGTATGGCGTTGAGGCAGAGGTATCAGCCACCGAAGTAGTTGAAGACACTAAGGTAGAAGTAGAAGTTAACGAAGGAGTCAAGAAGGAAGTGGCTGAAGTTGACGAGGACGATGACAAGGTAGAAGATACCACTACAACTACTACGACTGAAGCAGGCGACGAAGATAAAGAAGAAGAAGACAAAGAAGAAGATAAGGACGAAGACACTGAAAAGGACAAAGAGAATAAGTCTGAAGAAGTCAAAGAAGTAACTGAAGACACTGGTATTGAAGAATTACCTCCACCTCCACGAAGAAGTGTAGGCCGTCCAAAGGGTTCAAAGAATAAATTAAAAAAATAATTTAATAATTTAATGTTTATCGTTAGTTGTTTGTTGTTTGTTTGTGTTGTTAAAGGGTAGGTAGGTTTAAAACTACCTGCCCTTTAATTCTTTAAAGATAAATTATGAGTAATAGTAGTTCAAGTAGTTCAGAAGAATATAGTAGCTCAAGTAGTTCTAGTAGCTCAGTTGATAGCTCAAGTTCTTCTTCTAGTAGCTCAGTTGATTCTTCTTCTAGTAGCTCAAGTTCTTCTTCAAGTTCACTAATTGAAGAATGCACTGGAAATAACCCTACTTTTTCTACTATGTTTGAAGACGACATAAGGGAAATTATGCCAGACTTGGAGCAATTTATTATTTATAAGCAAGTACACTATTGTGCAATTGTAGGCGATGTAAATAAGGGCAGAGTTCAAGTAGACATAGCAGGGTATATGCCAACAGCTAATTTAGAAGTAACAATAATTGATTCAGATTTTAATTCGGTACCAAGTAAGGGCGAAATAATTACTTATAAGACAACCAATTATAAAGTAGATGAATATTTAGATAGTGCAGATAACGTAACGTCTACTTTTACATGTGCGTCAATGAAGGACGGAACGTAAGATGTCAAGTGTAAACACAAGAAGCTTTGATAAGGCGCTTAAGAAGTTATCTAAGGACGCACCTGTATCTTTAGAAGCTATTGTACGCGATCAAGATAGGCTATGGGCTAAGGCTTTAATAAAATTTACCCCACCTAAGTCAGCTACCCAAGGCAAGAAGGCTATTAAAAGTGATTTATTTAAAATATTTAATACAATAACCCCTAAAGGCAGACTTAAATTCTTTCACGATAATTTTCCTAAGCATAGAGATATGTTTAATACTTCAACTACTGGTGCAAAAGATTTTCATCAACGCCAAAGAACACGTAGGGGCAGGGTTGTACCTCAGAGATCAGGTGGCAAAGTGCAAGTTGGTAGATGGAAATTTAATGATGTTATGTTTTTAGGTAAGCCAGACTTTAATAGATATTTTAAAAAGGTTGCAGAAGGCGTTGGTAAACTTGTTGCTGGATGGATACCTAAGGCTAATTTACACAAGAAGACAAAGCTGCCAAAGTGGGTACAAAAGCAAAAAATAAGACAAGGGTATGCCAAGGATAAAATGAAGAAAGGTAAGGGTAAAGGATCTTTAATATCGGGTAACACTACGCCTTATGTTCATATAATTAAAAGAGTTGTCAAATTTACTCAGAAGGTAAGACAAAAGGATCTCAATAAACACGCTATTAAAAGAATGAAAAAATTAGCAAGACAATTTTCGAAGGCTTAGGAAATATTATGGCAAGATTAAAAAAACATATTAAACGTAAAGTTGAAGATGCTTTTAAGGCAGTTATAGAAAGGCTGGACGAAGGATATCTTGAAGACGTTGGTATTTATAAAGGCTTTCAGGGAACAAGGGAAATAGCATTGCCTGGTGTTTTAGTGTCTACAGAAAGAGCCGTGCCAAGATATGATATAAACCTAACAAGTATTGGCAATTATGATATTGAACTGAAGATATCTCTTTATACAATGGCAGACGATACTGATTTTGAAAATAAACGCGAACAGCATGAAATATATGAAGGTATACTTGGAGAAATACTTGAGCGAAAAGATTTAAGGGAAAAATTAACCGACGCGGTACAGGAATTTGATGTTATATTTGTAAAGATTGAAGATATTTCTGATGGTATTACGACGCAAGCAGACTTAGAAAGTGTTTGGGAATTTAGTTTATATTGTTCACCTAATAATTTAGATCAAAACGTACAGAGTTAAGGAGATATTATGGCAGATGAAGTTACGATTGACGCTACAATGAGAATAGATAACGAAGAGTTATCATTTACTAAGCGTGAAACTGGGGTTACGGTTACTCAAACAGAAGGAACAAGATATAGTGCAAGGAGTACCGATGTAAATACTGTATCAAGTAATTTAGATATAGACACAGAAATTACAACGGCTGGAATATCTATGTTTATTAACCATTCTAATAATAACAGTATTACCTTAACCACAAATGTTGTGTTGAGGCCTGGCGAAGTTGCAATGTTCCGGCCGGATTCTACAACTATACCTGTAGTAAGTAATTCGTCAACCGCAAGACTTGAATGGTTTGTAAATCAAAATTAAAAATTAAAAAATAAAAAATAAAGGAGATAGAAAATATGAGTGATGCTATTGTACAATTGGGAACGAGCCTAATGGTTAGTGCCGGAAGCTTTGAAATTAGTGGATATTTCATTAGCGAAGACGGAAACTTGTCATGGACTAAGGTTAATGATATAGAGGAAATTAAGGATATTAATGGGGCAACTTTTACTAAGCTTCTTAAAAATCCTAAGCAGGAATTCAGCGGCACCTTAACTGTATTGGCGTCTGTCGGTACGTATACGCCACTCGAGATTGGCTCGGCGGTTTCAATTACTGATCCAGACGGAGCTTCTTTAAATGTTATGATCGAAGAGTGGAACCCTGACTTCACGACTAACCCGGTTAAAATTTCTTTTAAATTTGTGAAAGAAGAGTCTATGACTTATACGCCCTAATTTGATTCTCGACTAATAAGGAGCAATTTTGGGTATTTATCATGATAGTGTTATAGTAGAGCCCTATATAATTTGTAATAGGGTTCTACTACCATTTTCTTCATATCACTTATTGCTTCTTCGGCAGGCAAAGTCCCCGTTTTTATCTGAAAAAGAAGTGCAAGCAACAGAAGAAGACTTGGCAAGAGCTATCCTTATATGCACCACTTCTTTTCGTCAGCACAAAATAGATTCGCTTAAGCCACTAAAATCACTTAAGAGTTATAAAAAAGAATTAAAAAAAATAACAAGACGTATTTATATTAATAATATTAAAAAGAGATTCTTTAAAAATATACAAAGTGCAAAAGACGCCCAAGACTATATTGTTGAATTTTATCAGTATATAACTGCCCACTTAGGAGCGCCAACTTACAAGCCAAGTAATGATAGTGGTCCATCTGCAATTGAACCTGTATTTTCAGTTGTTGCGTGCATGATGAATTCAATGGGATTTGGTGAAGAAGACGCATGGGACTTACCTTTGTCACGTGCCAATGCATATAGAGGTTATGTTATGGAAATAAACGGAAGTAAATTATTATCAGAAGACGATGTCGATAGTGCAAAGAAGGCAAAAGACGACATAGATAATAACAAACAGTGGCAAGAGGCTAAGAAAAAATTTGAGGAAAAACGCGTAAAAGAAGCTAAGGAATTAAGTTAATGGCCAAAATAGAAACAGTTGCAACCCTAAAAACAGGAAAATTTACACAGGGCACTGGGAAAATGTCTAGTAATGTCGATAAATTTAAGGCAAAGTTTAGAGATGGCATGGGTAAAATACCTGGTATCTTAAAAACAATTGGGGCAAGCGCATTAATTGCAGCGGCTGCAATAGGCAAGGTGGTACTTTCTTCATTAAGGTATGGATCCGAATTAAGCGACATGGCATTTCAGGCTGGAGTATCGGTTGAAAAATTCCAGCAATTAGAAAATGCAATGGTTAAAGCTGGAGGCAAGGCTGCCGATATGCACAAGACATTGGCAAAACTTGCAGCGGCCAAAGCGGCGGCTATAGCTGGAGATCCAATGATGATTGAAGGAATGAAAAAATTCGGCCTTGAGGTTGAGGACTTGGCAAAACTAGATCCAGGTGAAATTTTTGGAAAGGTAGCCTTGTCGGGGCAATCAAAAGGATTTACGTCTGAACAAAAGGATGCCCTTAAGGATATGCTTGGAATAAAAACCATGCTTAAGGCAATGGAGCCACTTAGTACATTCGGAACTAAGGATTTTGGAAAAGGTGCCATATTGTCTGGGGCAGACGCAGCTGCATTAGACGAAGGCTCAGATGATTATGATTTATTTATGAAAAAAGTTAAAGTTGGAGCTGCGTGGAGAACTACGTGGTGGATGAATTTCTTTAAGTCAAAGAAAACACTACAAGAAGAAGAAGTACAAAGGCAAAAGACAATTGATTCGCAAAAAAAACAAAGGGAAATGGCTATAGCTTTCGACTTAGAAACAATAGCTGCATCTAGAGTTGCGAAAGAAAAGAAAGAAGCTGAAAAGGCTAAAAAAGAAGCTGAAAAAAAGGCCAAGAAAGAAAAGAAGGCGAAAGACGACGAACTAAAAAAACAAGAAAAAATTAACAAACGAATTGCAGATATTAAAAAGAAAACAACTGGTCCCGGCGTTACATCTGATGCACTACTAAAAGTAGGTGGCGTTATAGGAGGAGGAATAACAACTAAACCAGAGGCCGTTCGTATAGCGGCAAAGCAACTTTTAGTTCAAGAAAAAATAGCTACGTTTCTTCTTTCAATAGATAGAAAAACAACAAGTAAAAAACAAGGATTATCGGCATAAGAAAATTAAGGAAAATATTATGGCAGATATAAATGTACCTACAACTGAGTTACCAGAAATTATAGGAGAAGATCTTCTTCAGTCTGGCTATACTAAAGATTTTGATGACGTTGGGCAAGAAACTACCGTTATCTCTTGGGAAGGAAGAAGAGATAAGGTTGAGGCAGAGTACGAAGCACAAAAAATACTATCAAAAGAAGATGACATAACCGGAAGTATGGCCATAAGGGACGGGAATGGAACTCTTGACGTGACAAGCATTGCTCCAACAGTAGACGATCCTGGCGATAACGACGGAGTGTCTGTTGTATGGCAGGTAGTTTTTCAAGAGGTAATGAAGAATATTGGAACCCACCCTTATTTTACAGATACAGTAGATAGCAATTGGGTAACGACGCAGGTTAGAATTGATCAGGCTATAAAAAATAATATACCTCTTGACGTAGAGCAATTCGTGTTAGCAAATGAGGCAAAAAGATATTATGCGTTAAGATCGTTTGGAGTAGACACCTATCCTGTTTATCAGCCGATAATAAAAAAGACAACAAAAATGGCGAAAGCAAGTATTATAGTTCCAAGTTTTAAGGGGTTCGGATATATTCAAACAATTAAAGAAATAGATCCTCCAATTTGGCTTATTAAACAGCTATCTAATTTACCAAAGGTTAAAAAAACAGATTATAGCGTAGTAAATGATATCCTAACAATTAATCCCAGTACAATAGCATTAACAAATTATGAATGGGTTAAATTGCCACCAACTGTATCAAGTACGGCTGGTTCTAAGCAATATGATATAAACGAAATATGGCGCGGAGCCGAAAAATGGAGCACTGTATTTTATGGTGGTTCATGGGATCCAAAGGCAGAAGGTTCATAATGGTTGATAATTTTCAAGAAAATGAAATATTAGGTGCTAGAAAATTAAATAAAGTACTATACGAAGTTGAACTTAATCGCCCGGTACCTATGGATAGTGGCAAACATACACATGCATCCTTAGAAGGGCTTGGCGTTGGAGAAAAAGACGGACTATTAGATAGAGGGATGGTATCATATGTTGGTGGCGTTTCCGTAATAGTTCAGAAATTCAATGCGTGGCTAAGTGATGGTTCGTCTTATGAATTATCAACGGACACAGATAGAGACTATAAAACGGTAACAGTTGCGTCCCCTGTAGACGGGACGACTTATTACCTTGTGGCATCTGTTAATAAAACAAGCGAAGCGGTAACTTTATCATTCGAAGAAACTGTTTCTAGTAGTACTACCGATATATATTATCGTGCAATATCTAATGTCGTAGTATCTGAGACATCAAATGGATATGTCTTTTCAGAATTTAATTACAAGAATAAAAACTGGATTGGCGGAGATATTTACGAAGGTGATCCAAACGAATATCACTTTAAAGTTAATAGGGTATCAGATACCAGCGTAGAAGTCCATTGTGGCCAAAGAATAAGATATGCAGCGGGCAGTATATATAGGATCGGACTAACTAATGACGCCAACGCTAAAAGCCAATATTATGACGATGTAAGAACAATTAGTGGTATAGGGGAAAGTGGATTTATAATAATAACTTTAAATAATGACTTAGTGCCTACAGCATTAGATGCAAGCTTTACTAACGCATACCCTAATGACTTAGATAATTCAATAACCACGCTTGCATCTGTAACATGGGACGCAGTTAATTCTAAAATATCATCAATTGAACCATATTGGGTAGGAGGAGATAGATATGATCAATGGATTATCGTTTCTGACACTAATTTAGATTACGATGATGATCAAGAATTGCAGATAAAGGGGT